TTAATCCAAATGGCGTTCTTGTTATTGAAAATATGCCGCTTAGTAAAGATGCCTTAAGATTGAAAGATGATAAAAGTCTGTCTGATATAGAGTCAAGTTTAGATTTTTATAGAAATAAATAATGAAAAAAGATTAATTTGAAAACAGTCGGATTTTATACTAGTAGGGTAAGTATAATAACTAAAATATGTACGTTCTAGATCACTCATTGAGTGGTCTTTTATTTTGTTTAAAAGGAGATTAATTATATGAAAGAATACACTGTTAAAGATTTTGAGAAAATGAAGAAACTAAATAAGGACTATGAAGAAGTTGGTATGGAGCTAACTGTTGGAGTCATTCAACGAAGACTGCGGGTCGGATTAGAGACAGCAAAGGCTATTTACAATGATCTAAACGCGACTGAAGAGAAGGACTTCCAATGAGAAACTACCGCTGAGTGGTCTTTTTATTTTGTACAAGGGAGGTAACAACAATGTATAGACCACAATACTTAGAACAGAAGTATGAAGTAATCACCGTTCATAAAGGTAATGGCGAAAAAGTACATGGGTTTAGGAGACCAATAAAGAGCGATACATACAAACGAAAGGAAAGCAATGAAGTTATTCCTTTTCGCAGAAGGAGAAAAGTCAAATGAGAAACTACTGGTATGTATCCTTGTCTAACAGATATCCACAACCCAATACAGATGATCCGCTCAGAGTAGTCCAATCAGTCCAAATCAAAATGAAATACTCCATCATTGAAATGACCAGGGAAGCAACGCCAGATGAGATCGATAAGTACAATCTTCGTTACTGTGGCCATGGCTATTTCAGCGAGCAGAACATACAGACGAATATTGGGAGGTACATCAAATGAATGATAACTATGATTACATCAAGTTGATTGAGAAGATAAGAGCAGAGAAAGATATGGATGAACTAGCTACCTTATTCATGAACATCATTAGCTTGGTGGGGTTAAAGATGGATGAAGTAGCAGCACTAAATTATTTCATCGCTGAGCAAACAATTAGAGCAGAGCACAATGCTAAGTTCTTGAAAGATAGACTAGATCTAGATGTAAAAGGATTAGGCGTTGAAGGGATATTCAAAGTGCAAGAAGCCTTAGTGAATGTTTATGTCGAAAAGATGCAATAGCATTAACAAGTAATTATTGGATGTTTTCAGGAGGGAAACTATGAAATTAAAAGATTATATTAGGGAAGGGTATAACATTGTAACTACACCAAATCTAGCTTATAAAATCCAAGAAGATTATCCCGATGCTTTAGTGTTTACTGATAGAGCTTTAGATGCCATTCCTATAGGGAAGTTATTAGTTGATCGTTATTATAGCAATAATCCAGCTGTTCTTAGTGCTAAGCCACTTCAAAACGCTTATGCTATTGAACGCTTTACTTGCGAGTTTACTGGATATGAGACGGTAGTACCAATGACAGGTGAGACAGGAAGAAAAGTAATTCAACAGATCAAAAAGAGGATTGCTGAATTGACGTTAGATGATGGAAGTAATACGAACCTTCTAGAAATCAAACTAAGAGATACTGACTCAGTACCAGAAGTTTATTATAAAGGTCAACGAATGGATGAGATGCCGATAGGTCTTGTCGATATTACTTATCATTGGCATACGGAAGAATATGAATGCCAAGTACCAAAAGGAGCTAACGACATCACTATTGAATATTATGATTCACATAATAACAAGTACTTAGATAGAAAAATCATTGGGCACAAGAGAGATATGTAAATGATTGATGTTTCAACTAAACAAGCAAGAGCTAGGTTCTATGGATCAACTGAGTGGAGGAAACTTAGAAGTCAATGCTTAGAGCGAGATCATTATGAGTGCCAATGGTGTAAAGCAGAGGGTAGACTAACAACTCAACATGATTCAATTCTTGAAGTGGATCATATAAAGGAGCTGGAGTATCATCCGAATTTAGCTCTAGATATAAACAACCTAAGAACCTTATGCAAAGATTGCCATAACAAAAGGCACAACCGTATGAAATATCGTGGCCAACAAAAGAAAAGAAAGTGGGATGATGAATGGTGGTAAGAAAAACAGCAAACAGAGATGATGTCAAACGAGCAGAAGCAATCGCTATGGTTGATAAGGCTATTGATAAGTTGGTTCTATTTAAGAGTCAGCTCATTGAAGGAACAACAACTGTAGAGGATATATCTATCAACAATAGACTAATAGGTAACGCTAATGAAGTAACAGGGACATTTAATATTAATGTAGACATTGATTATACCTTGAGTCCATTTGCACATATTGTAGAAAGCAACGAGCAAGACGGCTGATAAATCAGTATAAAGCGAAGATATATAGAGTGAAATACCCCCGGTCAAAAGATTTTGAGAAGAAATAAAATTTTTGGGAACCGGTGGATGGGGTTAATTCTGCAAATGCAACGTATTTATTTTACCCCTCCCCCCTCCGCCGCCCCTTTAGTAAATATAGAAGGAAGGTGATTGGTTTGAATTCTAAGTTGGTTGGCACGAGAATGAAACAAAAAAGAATTGAAAAAGGATTGACACAGGCTGATGTAGCAACGAAAAGTGGTATTTCTAGTAGGTATTATGGAAGTATTGAAAATGGGAAAAATTCCCCTAGTATCGAAACGTTAAACTCAATTTCCATCGTCATTGGATGCAGTTTACATTTCTTACTCAATGATCGCATGGACGACATGGAAAAACGCGTAGAGCTAGAAAAGAAACGTCTGCAGAAGATATTCGATAAAATTCCTCATGACAAACTTAATTTAGTTGAAGGGCTGATCATTCAGGCAGCAAGGTTACGTGTCTTGTTGGATGATAACTGGAAGGACATCATTGAAAACGGGGAGTACGAGAAATTTAAACAAAGCGAGAACCAAATTGCTTATGATAGAAAGCGTCCTATAGTTGAAAATTATGATAATCGAGATAAAACTTATCAAGCCATCGTCAAACAACTCACCGATTTATTACCGCAAGGCACAAGAGCGGACAAGAAAAGTAAGTTACTCGGTAGGAAATAAAAATGCTTTTTAACCAGCACGTTGATCAATATATTCGTAAATGGAAATCTGGTGAGTTAATCCTTAACGAAAAAAGGATACAACTTTTAAAACTAATAGAAAAAGAAATATTACCTCGCGACGACATTTATTACTTCGACGAGGAGCAAATAAATAATTATATCGAGTTTAGTCAAGCATGGTATTTTGAGTTAGATGAATGGGAGAAATTTATTTCTGCATTCATTTTTTTGTTTTATAGAGAAGATGACGAAGTTGTTTTTGATGAATTTGTTATTAATATGGGGCGTGGCGGTGGTAAAAATGGCTTTATTTCAACATTAGCAAATTATTTTGTCAGTTCGCTTCACGGGATTGATTACTATGATGTTTCAATTGTAGCTAATAGTGAGAAACAAGCAAAAAGAAGTTTTCAAGAATGCTATCGAGTAATCAATAAAAAAGGAAATGAAGATTTAAAAGAAGAGTTTGAAGCGTATAAAAGCAGTCTAACCGGTTTAGAGACACAGTCTGTTTTTGAGTACAAAACTAGTAATGCAAGCTCTCAAGATGGCGGTCGAGAAGGTGCAGTAATATACGACGAATACCACGAAATGGAAAACACAGATATTGTAGATGTGTTTTCTGGTGGACTGGGGAAAGTTGATCACGGGCGGCAATTTTTCATTGGTACTAAGGGGTTTGTTCGTGAAGGTTACTTTGATATTAAATATAGAGAGTGTGAAGATATTTTAAATGGTTTGTCAGAGTTCAAGGGTGTATTTCCGTACATATGCGAACTGGATGCCATTGAAGAAATGGATGACCCCAAAAATTGGCCGAAAGCAAACCCGGCACTGCAACCACCGTTGAATAAACGTGGGAAACGTCTGTTTAACGAAGTCATGAAAAAGTACAAAAAGTTAGCTAAAGAACCTTCTGGACGCTCGGCATTTGTTACTAAACGAATGAATTTTCTTGAAGACAATATGGAAAACTCTGTTGCTTCAAGAGAAGAAATAATGGCAACAAATCGTCCATTTTTTGAACTAGATACGGTACCGATTGGATCTCTCGATTTCGGTAGTGTTCGAGATTTTGCTACTTGCGGTTTGCTATTTAAAAATCGAAAGAAATCGGAATACGCATTTAAATCATTTACGTTTGCAATGAAAAATTTTTGCGACGTTCATTATGGATACTCGTTGAAAGAGCAATTGGTTGGCAGTGAAAAACGGGCACCAATAAAAACTTGGGAAAAAATGGGGCTGATGAAAGTTATTGACGAGCCATCTTTAAATCCTAAGTATATTGTTGATTGGTTTATTCAAGCTAGAGAAGAATATGGAGTGAGAGTAATTGTCGTGGATAACTATAAGGCAGATATTTTAGGGCCTATGCTTGAAAAAGAAGGATTTGAAGTA